CCCGCCGCGGGGCGGGGGCGGCCGGCGGGGTGGGCAAGCCCGGCGGATCCCCCCCCGCAGTCGCCGCCGGCGCGGCCACAGGCGCGGCCGTCGGTGCGGTCAAGGGGCTCTACGACAACCGGATGCGACCCACGCGAGCCGGCAAGGCGATCAAGGAGATCGGCAGTAGCGACGAGAAGGTCGCGTCGCTCGTCAAGGGACTCGGCGGCAGCCCGAAGTCCGTCGCCGAGGCCGACGGCAAGAACGCCGTGACCATTCAGATCAAGGACGAGGACGGCTCCAAGTCTTTCAGCGTCCGGATGACCAAGTCGAAGGTCACGATCAGCCCCGCCAAGGGCAAGGGCGACATGACTCGGCGAGAGATCGACAAAATCAAGCGAATCGCCGAGGAAAACTCGCCCAAGAGCGTCGAGATTGTGGTCAACGCCGTGCCGACCTCGACGCTGTCGAGGCTCGTCAAGGCCGGCGCTACGCTCGCCGTGGACGCCGCTGGAGCCCTGGTCGCCGCGTTCGTTGTTCCGACGTTGCCGGCGATCGCCGGAACCGCCATCGAGGCGGCGACTGGGATCGAGATCGAGAAGACCAAGGTGGCCCAGAAGGCCGGGGAAGTCCTGCTCGGAAACCTCCCCAAGCCCAGGAGAACGTAGCCAGCATGGCCCAGGCCGGCGATCGGTGTTCATCGTGCGTCACGGGAAGGCTCACCACTCGCACCTCCAAGAAGGTGGGGCCTCAACAGGTTCGCTATCTGCGGTGCAACTGCTGCGGAGCCCAGGGGCGGTCAGTCGTCTCTGCCGATCGGTCGTGGAGGCGAGCCGTCGCCCCGCCTGGAAAAGTTGTGTGACACAACTTTTTCTTCTTCCGCGCTACTTTCAGTCGGTTGCATGACTTGGCTAGGGTGAAGTCTGTCAGTCGCACTCGCGGCTCGTCCAACACACCCGCAGCAAGGAATGCGAATCAACATGGAAGCCAACTCCAAGGTCAAGTCTCTGCTCGACGAACTCGCCGCCGTGTTGGCCGAGATGGGCGCCATGCAGGACGAGGAGATGGTTGCCGAGAGGGGCAGCGGCGAGATGATGCCCGAGGACGAGAAGGAAGAGGCTCGCGGGGACTACCCGGCCGGCGACGACGAGGACGAGGAGGAGGTCGAGGAGGCCTCGGCCAAGAAGCGGATGTCCCCCGTCGGCGAGGACGAGGAGGTTGAGGACGCTGAGGTTTCCGACGAGGACAAGGAGAAGAAACTCCGTTGCCTCTGCTCTCGCGCCGAGAAACTCCGCGACAAGATCAAGTTTTACGAGGGCGTCGCCGCGAAGGAACTCGAACTTCGGGCCGTTCTCGACAAGTCCACCCCCGCTGGTGATGCGGGCTTCCGTCCCTCTGCCAAGGAGACCCGATCCGTGTCGATCTACCACAACCTTCCCGGCGCTGGCCGGCTGAAGAACTTCCGTGGGCCGAACGCCGAAGAGCGGGCCTACCGTGCCGGTCAGTATTACCGGGCCACGCTGCTCGGCGACAAGAACGCGGCCCGCTGGTGTGCCGACCACGGCATCGAGGCTCGCGCTCAGGTCGAGGGCGTGAACTCGAAGGGCGGCATCTTTTTGCAGGATGAGATTCTCAACGAGATCATCGTCCTGGTCGAGCAGTACGGTGCCTTTCCTGCCAACGCCCGCAACATCCAGATGAAGTCGGACACCCTCATCATTCCTCGGCGGGTTGGCGGCCTCCAGGCCTATTTTGTCGGGGAAAATACTCAGGTGGGAGAAAGCGACGCGGCCTGGGATCGGGTGCAGTTGGTCTGCAAGAAGGCGGCCTGTGCCAATCGGATTTCTTCGGAGTTGCTCGAAGACTCTGTCATTGGGCTTGCCGATTATCTGACAGGCGAGGTGAGCCGCAGCATCGCGGAACTCGTCGACGCCGTCGGGTTTGTTGGCACGGGGATTGGCGATCACGGCGGAATGATCGGTGTCTGCACGAAGATTGCCGACGGCACCCACAACGCCAGCATCGTGACGGCCGCCACGGGCAACACTTCGGCCCTGACCCTCGACGTCGATGACCTCATCGCCGCTGCGGGCCGGCTGCCGCTGTACGCGAGGGCCAATGCTCGATGGTTCGTGAATCCCGCCGTGTTCGCCGCGAGCGTTCAGCGGCTCGGTCTGGTGAACAACGTGGGCCTCTCCGGTGGCAACACCGCTGCGACCCTCGCGGCTCCGACCGAACTGCGTCTGCTCGGTTCGCCGGTGGTCTTCGTTCACACCATGTCGAGCAAGGTCGACGCCGACCCCAGCGTGGTCAAGTTGCTCTACGGCGACCTGTCGCTGTCGAGCATCTACGCGACTCGGCGTGGCGTGACGATCAAGACCAGCGAAGACCGCTACCTGGAACAGGACGCTACTTTGATGGTCGCCACGACGAGGTTCGATTGCGTTACGCACGACTGCGGCGACTCTGTCAAGGCCGGGCCGATCGTGGCTCTTCGGACTGCTGCCACCTGAGTTGTGCGGACACAGTAACAAAACCCATCCCCTGAACCCCTGACTGGAGAATCTCAACAGTGAATCATCTCGAAGCCACCAAGACGGTTGTCAAGATCGCCAGCGTCGCAGTGGACGGCGGCTCGTTCAGCCATGAGATCGACACCTACGGCGCTGACTACGTCTCCGTCGACGTCTGCTACTCGACGTTTACGGCGACCTCGTCGGCGTACGCGACGAGCCTCAAGGTGCAGCACAGCGACACCAGCGGCTCGGGCCAGCAGGACGTCCCCGGCCTGACGGTGACTCCGGTCGCCGGACGGACGACCGGCAATCACGTCTGCCGGCTGAACGTGGACATGCGGGGCAAGAAGCGTTACCTGACGGTCGTTGGCAACCCTGCCAAGCCCGCCACGGTCGCTTCGGTGGCCCGCCTCGGCAAGGTCGAGGACGAGCCCTACGACGCGACCAGCGCCGGCGTCAGCAACTACGTCAGCGGCTGAGACAAATCTCAGGCGGGGCCAAGGACGGCTTCGACCACGGAGGGTTTTAGTCGGGCAAGGATGCCCAAGCCGTCTCTCTTTACACACAGAGGCTTGGGATGCGAGTTGTTGTTGGCAACGTAGAGCATGAAGTCAAGATCGTTGGCGTGATCAGCGCGCCACGGTTGGGCTTCATGGATAACTTCTACTGTTCAGTGCAGGCGTTCTCTCAGTTTGGCATCCCGATCACCAAGGGTACGGGGGCCTTCTGGGATCAGACGATTTACCGTCTGCTCTCGGAGCAGTGCCGCGAAGAGACTGGAAATCAGTTCATCATCACGATGGACTACGATTCCGTGTACGAACCGGACTGCGTGTCGCGGCTCGTCTCCGCAGCCCTGATCTCGGGCTACGACGCGGTGGCTCCGCTCCAGACGAAGCGGGACGACCAGCGGCTCCTGTTCACGCCCAAGGGCATGGCAGGCAATTGTGGCACCGTCACGCTGCCGAACGAGTGGTGGGAGCAGCCCGTCCAGCCCGCCGACAGCGCCCACTTCGGCCTGACGGTGATCCGCTGCTCGGCCCTTCGTCGCCTGCCGAAGCCTTGGTTCCTCGGCGTCCCGAACGAAGAAGGCGGCTGGGAAGACTTGCCGGAAGGCAAGCGGGCAAGAGTTGACCCTGACATGGCTTTCTGGGCTCAGTGGCGAGAGTGCGGCAACACTCTGGCGGTCTGCCCCCAGGTCGCGATCGGCCACGCGGAACTGGTCATCACATGGCCCGACCAGCGGCTGCAAGCGATTCACCAGTACCCGAACCACTACTGGCAAAGCGGCGGGCGGAGGCCACCGGAGGCCTGGGGATCGCCTGAACACGCGTCGAGATCGGAGATGCCAGCGACATGAAGGTGCAACTGAAGAAAGACTGGAACTTCCACAAGGCCGGAGACGTCGTCGACGTGTTCGAGCCGACGGGGAAGAACTGGATCGCCAGCGGGATTGCCGACCCCGTCATTGAAGTCGAGCGGCGAGACATCGAGGTCGAGGCGGCCGACAGCCCGCTGCCTGAGCAGGCCGAGCGAGCGGTTCGCCGTCACCAAGCGAGGCGACGTTGACCTACTACGAGTTGGTGAGTCGAGCGAACCTCAAGTATCGCTCCATCCGCCGAATCGTCGAGCCTGTGACGGAGCCGGTGTCCCTGGCTGAGGCCAAGGCGCACCTGGGCATCGACTCGACGTTCACGGACGACGACCTGTACGTCCAGTCGCTGATCTCGGCAGCCAGACATCACGTCGAGACCGTGTCCGACCGGACGCTGGTGCGTTCGCAGTGGCAACTCAAACTTGACCTCTTTCCGTCCTGGGACATCGAACTCCCCAGGCCGCCGATCGCCCCAGGCGACGTCGTCGTGACCTACGTTCCGTCGGCTCGCCCGAATGCCGTGGAGTCGTACACGGCGTTTCGCGTCGATCGCGACTCCACGCCGGCTGTGATCCGCCCCGAGTGGAATGGGTCGTGGCCTTCAGCGAGAGGAGCAGAGAACGACATCACGATCACATACTGGGCCGGCTACGGCGAGTCAGGCACCAGCACTCCTCCGCCGGCCCGCCACTGCATATTGATGCTCGCGGCCCACTGGTTCGCCCAGCGAGAGGCGGTCATCCAGGGAGGCATGAACCCCGTCCCGATGGCAGTCGAACTGCTCCTCGGCGCGATCAACTGGGGGCAGTACCGATGACGCTGCGGGCCGGAGACTTGCGAGAGTCGGTCGTGATCGAGTCTCCGGTCGAGCAGACGAACGCATACGGCGAGTCGACGCTGACGTGGTCGCCGCTAACGCGTCGCCGCGCTGCGATTCGCGGGCTTCGTACGGACGAACTGATGCGGGCTCAGGGAGCCTACACCGTCGCCACGCATGAGGTGGAGTTCCGGTATGTCCCCGAACTCACGGCCTCGATGCGGCTCGTCTGGGAGAGCCGCACTCCGCCCCGGATTTTCGACATCGTGTCGGTAACAGAGCAGGACAACCGCTTCTCGCAGCGGCTCGTCTGCAAGGAGCAAGTCGCGTGATTTCGGCCAAACTCGTCGGCCTTGATGACGTGATCGAGAAGGTCAGGTCGCTGCCGTCCACAATCGGCGTCGAGTCCGCATTCGGCGACGCCGGCCGACGCCTGGAGGCGATCCTCCGCGAGCGAACTCCGCCCGGCTACAACCGCAAGTTGCCTGACTCGGTGGTCTTCGAGCAGACAGACGACGGCTTCACGGTCGGATACGAGACCGGCGTCGAAACAGCCGGCAGCGACAGCGTGACGAGGCCCCGCACGTCTGGCCGCTCCGTGGTCGCCAGGAAGCGACGCTGGGTCGGGGCGGAGGAACTGGAGACCATCCTGGAAGAGACGGTCGACGAGAGTGCCGACGAGATCGGCAGCGTAATCGAGCGGAGCATCGCCAATGGCCTTTCCTGAGAAGTGGCTTCGCTCCAGGCTCGACGCGGCGACGACGGCCGGCATCCATCCGGTTCTCGCCCCCCAGAATGCGTCGCTGCCCCTGGTCGTCTATCGCCGAAACGGAACCCGTCGCGAGCGGGACATGCGGGGCAACGTGGGCAGGCCAGTGGCGACGTTCTCGGTCTCGGTGGTCTCGGCCACCTACTCGGAGGCCAAGCAGATCGCCGACGACATTCGTGTCGGAGTCGACAACTTTACGGGTGCTTCCGACGGGGTGACAATCGTAAATACGGCCCTCGTTTCCGAGGCGGACAACATGGAACGTCCGCTAGAGGGGCAGGCCAAGCCGCTCTACCGAGTCGACCAGATTTACGAAGTCAGATTTCACGAAAGCGTCCAGGGAGGGGCGTAAAACATGGCTTACGAATCCGCACAGGGGATGACGTTCAAGTTCTCTGGCAAGGAATTCTTGCTCACTTCGGTCTCCTTCAACAAGAAGGTCTCCGAGACCGACGTCTCCACGCTCCAGACCAAACACGGCGAGTTCCGGACGTATCGCCCGGCTCCGCTCCGCGACGGCGACGAACTCTCGATCGAGTTTTACGGGATGGAGTTTCCGCAGATGACCGCCACTGGAGCCCTCGTTTTCACGATGGACAACAGCGGCACCAACTCGGCCCTGGTCGCGGCGCTTCCCACCGTTGCGCTCTGCACGTCCTGCTCGCTCCAGGCCGCCGCCGGCGACCTGATCAAGGGCTCGGCGACGATGCGGATCACGCAGTCCTGAAAGACGCATGAATCCCGTCAGCGGACACGGAACAACCTGCACCTGGGGAACTGCGACGTTTCTGCTGACATCGGTGTCGGTGCAGTCCGGGTCGGGCGGCGGAAACGAGATCGACATGACGTCGATGTCGTCGATGACGAGAGTCGATCCGGACAACACAGGCAAGCGACTGGTAAAGCGAGACATCGACTCCGCCTTCGATGGCGAAGGAGACGTCTCGCTGTCCATTGATTTCTTCCTTGAGCCGTGGATGGTGACGTCGAAGACCACGTCTGCCGTTGGGCTCAAGAAGCAACTCAGGTTGATATTTCCTGCGAACGATCGAGGACTTGGAGAGGGGTTCAAGATCGAAAGCAAGGCGGTGCTGACGCAGATGAGTCTCGGCGTCGGCGTCGGAGAGTTCGTGAGCGGTAGCGCCACGTTCAGGTTGTCCGGAGACTAGAACCCCCGAGGTAGTTATGGCCCTCTCCAAGAGCGCGATTCTGGCGGCGGACGATAAGAAGATGGTCGACCACGAAGTCCCCGAGTGGGGAGGGTCGGTCAAGTTGCGGGTGATGACCGGCACTGAGCGTGATCGCTTCGAGTCCGAGTTCGTCGGCGGCAACAAGAGCGTCGAGATGGTGCGGGCGAAACTTGTCGCCAAGTGCCTGTGCGACGACGAAGGCAAGCGGCTGTTCACGGAGCAGGAGATTCCTGAACTGGGCGAGAAGAGCGCGGCCGTTCTCGACCGTCTGTTCGCCGAGTGCATGAAGTTGAACCGCTTCAGCAAGAGCGACGTCGACGACCTCGCAAAAAACTCCTAGACCGCCCTCGCCGGCTGTTCGAGTTCAGGCTCGCGCTGGCGCTTGGGCGGTCTCACGCCGAACTTCTGAGTACGGTCGACGCGGCCGAACTCGCAGAGTGGGAGGCGTTCTGGACAATAGAACCTTGGGGAGATGAGTGGCGTCAGACCGCTCGTCTCGCGACAGTCCTATGTACGGCATGGGGCTCTCAGAAACTCAAGGAAGAGATGCTCATGCCCAGTCACCGGAAGCGAGAGCAGACTCCCGAGGAGATGTTCGCGGAGTTGCGCAAACTGGCCGCCGCCACGGGGCTCCGCCACCAACCGGGCGGAGGCTGACGCATGGCTACGATCGGCAGCATCTCGGTAGCGTTCGAGGCCAATCTCAGCAACCTAAAGTCTGGCGTTGAGGACGTCCTCGACCTCTTCGACGACATTTCCGAGTCGCTCGAAGACCTGAACGAGAAACTCGACGGCGTCGCCGAGAAGAAGATCAAGATCAAGGCGGAGACTGACACCAAGGCGGTGCAGTCCGCCAAGAAGGAGGTCGAAGACCTGGAGTCCAAGGTCGAGAAGTCTTCGCCCGCCATCAAGGTGACCGCAGACACGTCGGCTCTGGCAAGTCTTGGGAGTGACTTCGCCGGCGAGGTGACGTCGCAGTTGCAGGGCTACGGAGAGACGATCCAGGCTCTTGGAAAATCTGCCGGCGCATCGGTCAAGTCAATCGCGTCTGCGGCCACCGCTGCCGGCGACGTCCTGGACGGAACGTCGACGTCACTCAGCGGAATCGTTGTCGCGGCGAGCCGTGCCGAGAAAGCCTTCGGCGACTGGGAGGGGGTCGCCGCCTCGGCGGCGGCCGCGACCGGAAGTTTCCTCGCCTACGCCGGTGGAGCCAGGACAGTCCTGGCGGCATTCGGAGGAAACGTGGCATCCGCCGTTCGCGTGGTCGCATCACTGGGCGCGGCGACCGCCGTCGCGGCAGCCGGCGTCGCGGCTTACGCGGGCATCATGGCAATCGCGAGGGTTGCCACGTCCGGCCTGAGCGAAGAGGCTCGCGCAGCCGTTCTTGGCTGGACGTCACTCGCCACGGCTTCGACGGTTGCGGCAGTGGGAGTTGCGGCCGGAAACTCCGCCTTCGCAGCGATCTATGACTCTCTGTCCAGGTCGTCGTCGTCGGCCGAGTTCTTCTCCAGCGTCATGGCGAAGGCTGGCTCAACAGCCGCCAGCGCCGCCGGATCGATCGCCGCCAACCTTGGTCGAATCGCCACGTCGTTCGGCCTCATCGCGGTCGCTTCCGGCAAGTACCAAAAGTCGATGGATGCTCTCGGCGGGCAAGCCGAAAGCGTCAGGAACATGGCCGAGCGGTTCGGCACGACAGCCGACCAGATTCAGGTCTTGTCGTTTGCGGCCGAGAGCGCCGGCGTCAGCATGGGGCAGTTGGCAAAGGCGCAGCAGGCGTTCTACATGAACGTCGGCAAGGTCAAGATCGGACAACTGAACACCGAGTCGATCAAGGAGGCGAAGTTCTCCTTCGACAGACTTGGCATCTCGGTCGAAGACTTGCGGAACCAGAGGCCCGAGGAGGTGTTCCGGCTTGTCGCCGAGAGGCTCGACGGAGTTCAGGACGCATCCGACCGTGCGGCAATCGCGTTCGACCTCTTTGGCAAGCAGGCCAGCAACATCCTGCCTGCCCTGCGTGGCCTGAAAGAGGCAGCCAGCGACGCTGCCCGCCTCGGCACGGTCACCAGCAGCATCGACTTCTCGATGTTCGAGAACGTCGACCAGTCCTTCGACCGGCTGAGGCAGGCGAGCAGCAATCTCGCGCAGACCATGCTGGTCTCGTTCGCACCGCTTCAGACGGGCTGGAACAACCTGATGGCCGATCTACAGGGCGGCCTTGTCGCAGCCATCGGGCCGATCAAGACGCTCATGGCCTCCGCGACGGCGCCGCTCCAGGTGTTCATGGAGGTGACCGGAAGGCTTGTCAACATACTTCTCCGCGCGGTCGGCGTCGTCGTGAAGTTCTTCACAGCGATGTCCAACGCAGCAGCGTTACTTCCGGCCTGGAACGCACTCGGCGACGCGATCAAGTCGTTCCTCGGATTCATCGAGCAGGCACTCTCGTACGCGGAGCGGGTGGCGTCTGCGTTCGCCGACGAGATGACGCCGTCGATCGACAAGTCGGCGTCGGCTTTTGACAAACTTGTTTTCGCTGCGAAGACGTTCGGAGCCGTGATTCTCTCGGCCGGCATCGCGTCGGCGGTCATGCAGTCGTTCGGCATCGCAGCCGGAGCCGCGCTTGCCAAGTTCGCGGCCGGGCTGCTCACGATCAACTTCGCGGCGGTGTTCAGCGGGATCATCGGATTCCTCAAACTGATCACGATTGACGTCACGGCGACGGCGATTCGCTGGGTCGCGAGCATGACGCTTATGGGAGTCGGCGCAATCGCCAACTTCGTGACGCCGTTCATCGGGGCCGTGGCTTCGATTATCACAGGCAACGCAGCGATCGCAACCC